GAGCAGGTTTGACATATTGGGGCCGAGAGTTGCTATATTTCCGTAAGGCGTGTTTGCCGCGGCCGCGGCTCCAACACCGTCAGCCTCCACGGCGTCTTTTATCAGCTTTCGAGCGTCACCCTTGGCGCCGATCTTATTAATGTCAGAGCGGAATGGCATTTCGGCTCTGAGGCGGCTCACGCCTCCGACGATGGATCCGACAACAGGCGCAACCGCGCCCAAAATGCCTCCAAGCTGAAAGCCAGTTTGGCCCTGCTCTACTGCTCCCGGCAATCCACCCTCACCGTAGCCCGCAATAGCGCCTTCAGCGCCCCCAATGCCTGCCCCATAGCCTACAGCTTGAGCGGCGCGGCCAATGCGCGTTGGCGCGTTGATTAGGCGGTCGAGGCCAGACGCCACACCAACCGCTGCACCAGTAGCCAAACGCGTGCCGGCGGTAAGCGCCGGATACTGCGCCTCCTGAGACCCCATAGCCGCGCGGATTGTTTCCTCGCTGATCGGTTCGTTTCCAGTGAACTGGCTACCCAACTCGCTAGCTTTAGCTCCTGCCTGAGCAATATATCCGCGCACCGCCGGAATGCCTCCGCCAACCGCGCTACTCAGAAACGTCAACCCCTCGCCGACTACGTCGCGGGACATTTCGCCTTTTACAACTTTTGCAGCGTCTCCGCCTTCACGCATGATGCTGGTAATGGTTCCCTGATCGGCGGTCACATATGCGTCATTCGGATTGACATAATTCATCTGCCGCGTCTTGCGGTTCTGCGTGATGTAGCCGCCGTCCGGGTATTGCTTTAGAAGCGTGGAACCTTCGGGGATCGTCGGAGCCTCTTGAGCGGGAGCCAGTCCGATCTTAGTTGAGAAATCGCCGAAATCCATGTCTGAATAGAACTTGCCGTGAAGCGCCCGTGCGAGCTCTTCGTCACTCAGCTGGTCATACTGAGGGTATTTGCTGCGGATTTCTTGTATGGAGGCCATGCTTGTACCCTATTATAAAATGTTCAGTGGATCTTCTGAGCCGCCCTGCGGACCTTGCCCCGGAGTGTAGATCATCTCGTCGGGGATGTTCTCCCCTTGCATCCTGCGTGAGAAAATATCAACGTAGAAGCGCAGCTCCTTGAGTGAGTTTACATAATCTCCGTAGCTCTGCATCTGGCCGAGGCGCGCGTAGGCTTGCTCGGCCTTCAAGCCTTCCAGCTCGGTGATTTGGCCGGCGCCCTTTAGCTTTTCAAACCCCTCCAAGAACACTTCACCACGCACCTGCTTTATCATCTCGTTAACTCGGGCAACATTCTCGTCGAGGCCAATGCTTGAGGCAAACCCCCGGACAATGCCTTCAAAGCCCAGAGCGTCTTCCAAGTTTGGGTCATTAATCAGCGCGTCAATACGCGCCATGAGTGCCGCTTTACCTTGAATACTTGTCTTCTCAGTCTTCTGGCGATCCAGCTCCTCGATCATTAGCTTAGCTGTCGGCCCGTCAATCAAGCCTTGCGCAGCAGCGCCAAGTATTGCCTCACGGCTGGCCAGCCCACCACCTAGAAGCTGATTGCGCTGCGCCGCCGCCGTAGCCTTGCGCTGTATGTCGGCCTGCTCGTTGAAGCGGCCGAGCATGGCGTTGAAGTTTCCACCCTGCCGCCCCGCCAGCGATGCCCCTGCGTCTTCTAAGGCAGAAAACGCCAACATGCGGCGCTGCGTTTTGCTCAGGTTCGCGTATGGATCTGCCGGGGTCGTCGTTTGCGGCGCCAGAAGCTGCTGGAGTGTTGCCGCGCCGCTTGTGTCTTGTGCAGCAAGTGGGGCAGCGTTGGTGACTGCGGCAGGAGCATTCTGCGCTGCCTCTACGACTGGCGCAGCCTCTACGACTGGCGCAGCCTCGACGACTGGCGCAGCCTCGACGACTGGCGCGGGATCTTCCGCAGCCCCATACCCCAAGTCCTCGACTTCATTGGGAAGCATCAGTGTGCCCACCTCGATGCCGGTCGTGTCCTTGTTCATGGCCTTCATCCGGTCGATGTCTTCCTGCGTAAATAGTCTTGCCATGTCTATCGTCCAATCCGTTTATACTTCTCTAGCCGGCTTTGTACGCCGTGTAACCCTTGAGCCCTGATCCAATCCCGCCAGCAAGGTTGCCAACCGCCGTCAATCCGCCAAACGGATCGCGGGTTGTGACGGTCCCGAGACCTGCCGGAACGCCAGATCCCGCCGCCAGAAGTGCGTTAAGCTGCGAAAGCGGATACGCCTGCTGCTCTTGGAACATTGCGTAATCAGCTTGCAATTGAGCCTGCTCGAGGGCTCGAGCCTGCTCGCCCGCCGCCATCTGCGCGTTGAGGCCCGCCATCTCTGACTGTAAGCGCTGGCCGGCGAGGCTGCCCATTGCGTTAGCTGCTGCCGACTGTATGCCCGCAGTCTGGAATTGCCCCTGATAGTTCGCGGCGTTTGCCGCCTGCTCAAATTGCGCCTGCTGCTGCGCAAACTGGTTGGCCGCCGCCATGTTGCCGGCGCGCGCCGCCTGATCGCGTGCCGCCGCAGCTTCCCTCGCCTGCTGACCAAGTGTCTCAGCTGTCATCTGCTGACCAGACTGCAATGCGCGAGCCTGCTGCACGTTTCCAATGTCAAACTGGCCGGAGCCAAGCGCCTGCGTAAACGCCTTCTCTTGCAGTCCGGCGACAAGGTCTGCCGCCTGCTTGCCGTAAGCCTCGCGCGTGCCGGCTTCTGCCACACCTTGGCGGGAGCCGCCAAAAGCTCGAGCCGCAGTCGCTTGAGCGCCCAGCTTGTTCAGCGCCTGCTCTTGGGCGCCGCCAAGTGTCTCGAGGCTGCGGTTGATTACGTTTTGAGTGTACGGCGACATATACGCGTCGAAGTTTGTTGTCGCCAGCGTGTCGACGCCGATCTGCCCCGGAGCGCGCGCGGCGTCTACCGCCCCGACGCCTTGCATTGTCTGCGCCTGCCCGAGCTGAGCCGCAGCCATGTCGGCCGGGTTGAAGCTGGTGAGACCTTGCTGCACGCCTATCGCCTGATCGTAAGTCTGGCCGCCCATGTTGAGGTTGCCAAAGCCAGACATTGCCTGCTCTTGCAGCGGCGTCATGCCGGCGATCATCTCGCCTTCGTATGGCGTGTATTCTTGATCTGCGATTTCAACGCCGCGCGGCAGGATCTCGTTTCGAATGAAATCTTCTTGCCATTGAGGCATTTTAGTTGTTTGCGTCTTAGTCGAACTCATCAGCTCAGCTCCATCTCATAATGCCTGCGCGTTTCACGGAAGGAAGCCGCTTCTGCGTATTTCGCAAACCCCTTGCGACCGTCAGTTTCAATCGCGTCCATTTTAGCTTCTTTCGCTATTTTTGTCAAAGTGGCCAGAGCCTCGCCGGCCCAGAGGTGCATGTCCTCTCCGCCCATCCACTCAATCTTCATATTGCGCCGCAGCGGGTGGTGCAGAATGCAAGTGACGACGGACGCCATTGGGGTGCCGTCAACGTAAACCATCCAGAGCAGGGACATGCCATCATAGAGATCTTGGATGATGTGATCGGCGTTTACATTATCCTGTCGCGCGGTGGACATCGCTATGAAACGCCGCGCGTCGTCGATCACCGATGGAAGGTTCTCCGGCAAAACGGCGAACATTTCCACCTTGGGGTCTTGCTGCGGCTCGAAACTGACCTTTATGACGTTTTCACTGGTCATCCGTGCAATCTCGTAATTGACAGCGTGGACGCCGGAATATTTGGCACAGGGGACGCAGCCGCTGTGGCGTTTAGGAAGCCAGCAGTGCTGTCCACCATCCAGTTAACCTCAAGGTAATCATTGGCTGCGACTGTAAATATTTGCGTCCTAGACGTAATTAAAGTTGCGTTATTTTGGTGCAAAGCTGTAGTCATTGCGCTGTTGTTAATGTCTGTACCGTTAACACTTGGCCAGAAGTAAAAATGTACAGTGCTTGCGGACGTAGATGAAATCTGCGCCGAGAAGGATATAACGTACTGCCCAGCTTCCTCAAACACAATTCTAGTTGCTGGCGATCCCAGAGTTATGCCGCTGTTTGAGGCTTCGGCTGTGTAGGTTAATTTGTATTCTGTGTTTGCGCTTGCCGCCGTTACGTCTGCCGCAATGTAAAAGTCGCCGTGGCCGTCCTCAAGCACAACCTGACGCCACTCACCGTTCTTTGAGACCACCGGGTAGCCCTCTTCGCGATCCCAGAGCAAAACGCCATCCTCTGCCGCCGACACGGACGCGTCTTTGGCGTCGAGCTGGTTTAGAGCTTTGCTAAGATAGCGGCGCAGATTTTCCGCCCACGCCGATAAGTCGAAGGTGATTGGCGGGACAACTCTCATCGCCGCCCGCCCTGCCGTGCATCAAGCCGCATAATGCCAACACGCCAATCCGTTGCAACGCTACCCTCAACCCGCATACGCACCTGACGCCCTTGGAAGCGAACCGAAGTCGGGTTGCTCATGTTGAACGGCCCATATTGGCTTTCAGAGCCATTCGGATAAAAGCGCGTTTTAAACGTGGCAGTCACATCGCCCTGCGTTTTCTCGTCAGGGATAAGCTCAACAACATTCATCAGATTGTCGCCAGAACCAATAGAGATAGGCCCGGTTTCGGCATAAGGAGTGCTTGAGCCGTAGCTGTAGCCGATCTCATGCTCGTATAGCTCACCATCGCTTGCAATGAACATTGGATAACGGAACACGCCACGATCAACGCCAGCGGTGCGATCCATTTCACCTGTAATCCAGATGTTTTCAACAAAGTCATATGCAACGTAGCGGTCGCACTCAAGGCTGTCTGCGCTTGGATAGAACCACCAGATTTCGTTCCACGCGCTATTAACCACGCAAGACACTTTTGAACGCTGGTCCTTGTTAATGTCGCTGAATACATAGTCAGCCACATCACACGGGACGCTCTGAACCCTGCCGCCAGAGTAAACAAAGAAGCCACGCAAACCCATCCAGATCACGCCGTTGTCAACAGAAGCCGCCGCACGGGCCGCTATAAGCCCACAGGAGGTGCCAACGCGCTCCACTCCATACACAAACGGGGGGCCTGAGTAAGTCAATGTGTGGGCGTCTTCTGTGGTCAGGATGAGCGATTGGCCGCGTGTGCGCAGCCCCGCTAAGATAACGCCGTTTGTTTGCAAGTTTATATCACCAGCTTCGTTTGTTGCTGCGGGCGTCCAAGTTGTGTTATCCTCGCGATCCGACCACTGCACCTTGCGCGGATCGCCGCCAGCGCCGAAGCATACAACAAAGCGCTCTTCCGTCACCATCATGCCAGTGCAATCTGTGGGAGCGTTTGCGATCAACGCGGCGTCCGTTGCGGGATTACCCTGCCACTCGTACAGCTTGCCGTCATCGTATGACATGGCCAGCAAATACTCGCCCCAATTCTCCAGAGACCAAGTTGTCGCCGGGAGGATGGTTTCAGTGTCAGCGCGTGGCAAGCCGTATTCTTCGTTGCCGTAAAACCCGCCGCCGTATGCCGTGTTGATGCTTGCGTCAATGCGCCCTGCGGTTAAGCCAGCGGGTGTAATGTCAGTCGCTGTGCCGTTTGCGTTGATAACGTACAGGTTGTTGTACGTTCCCGCCGCCACTTGACGCAAGCCGTCATTCTCTTCCCACGCGATCATGGATCGAACAACGCCGTTTAGGTCAACAGACGCACGCTGCCGCCAGCCGCCAACAGGACGCAGAGCATCCTCATGCCAGCGGACGAGGTTAATGTCCCGCCAGCGGCCCTGAGACATAAGATCAGTGCCGTTGCGATACTGGCCAGCGGGGAGCTTGAGCGGGATTAGCGGCATGTGCCTTCTCCCCCATTAAGGCTTCGTGGGCCAATCACTGTCTGACAAATTAGGCCAATTTTCATGGCTAGATATGTCGCGCAACTCTTGGCGGTAGGCACTCATTTCAGTCGTTAAAGTATTGTCTGACAAAGCTAAGTAATCGGTTTCTGTAAGCAAATTGCTTCTCTTGCCTCGATTATCGGCGGCCCTGTCTTGGTCATAGCTTGATACTTCACTCGCACTCTTATCCGCAACGACCCAACCAATAGTCCACACGTCACCAACTAGTGCTGGATTATCTGCCCTTGTCGCTGTTTGAGTTCTCTTATTAAATGAAGGAGCATCTGCTTCCGCAACAAGATAAACTCCATAATCTGCCAACATAGCATCAGGAATTTGCTTTGGGAAAGATACTTGTGGGTTGTCACGGCGTAGTTGCCCAACAGTGTATGGGTATGTGTCTACTGAACCGCTTGTCACCTTTACTAGCATATTTATTTTCTCCTAAGTTCATCATACAGCAAATAGTCCGCATGATACCTTTCTTTGATTATATCGTAGTATTTGCTTTTTTGTAAGCCCCTTATGTCGAAGTGCTTTTGGCTTACGTTGTATTTTACAACATCGTCATTATAACCAACCTCTGATAATAGCTCTTTGTGTGTCAGAAAGAGCTTAATTCGGATTGGATCACAGTCTAGCCAAGAGGCCTGCGGATTAAACATAAAATCCTCTTTCTCAGGCCAATTAGTAAAAGATGTGTTTATTAGTCCATCAAGCGTTATATCATTGCCTATGCGCTTTATAACCTCTGTTTCTTTTATTAAAACTTCACCCCAGCGAAAATTTAAAGCAGATAAAAAGCGACTTTCTGGCTCTCTAATTAACGCAAAAATCTTACACTTTTGAGCGGCATCTGAACCGAAATGTTTTGAAACCATCTGTAAAACGCGGCTTGCACGGTCATGATAATTGCAGACGTGATACATCTTTGGATACATTTTATCTATAGCGTTTAAAAAGGTGTGTGTTCCTGTTTTAGGTATCGTTAATATTGCTATGTTTTTCTCTGGCAGATACATCAGTTATCGCCTTTCTAATCTTAGTTGCGGATATTCCCTCTATATCCTTACCTAAAAATTCTTGATGCTACCTGCTTAGGTGTGACTTGCCTGATGTAGGCAAACCCATAATTAGAATTTTTACTGCCATTTAATTAAATATAAATTCTAGCAATACCAGCGTTTTGGCCGGGATAGTCGACATCATATGAATAACCAGTTCCCAAAACCACTGCGCCATCGTCAGAAATTTCACAATAATAACCAAACTGAGGGTCATCACCAAATTGAACTCCACCACCTACGTTTGCGTTCCACTCCTCTGCCCATGTGGTTCCTGACCTTTTATAGAGGTAGATACGTCCATCATTGTTATTATAGCCATCTGCTCCAATCACCAGACCGTTACCATCTTCCGTCAAGCCTACATGACGGCCAAATCTTTCAGTGGAATTTGCGCCCGAAATTTTTGTTTGCTGCGACCAACTAGAACCCGATCTTGTGAAAACGTAAACGGCACCATTTGCACTATTTTCATTGGGCGCACCCGCCGCTACTGTGTTTCCATCTGCTGATATTGAAACACATGTGCCAAATTGATCACCGCTAACTTGATCTGAGCCATTTAAGGTTGCCTGATGTGACCAGCTTGAGCCTGATCTCGTGTAAATATACACATTTTCATACCCAGAGCCACTAGTTCCGTTCTCCTCCTTGACCACTAAGGTATCCCCGTCGCCAGACAGCTCAAGCGCACGATCAAAACCGTTATAGTAGCCACCTAATCGATCACCTCCAATAATAGGAGGATGAGACTTAATAATGGCTTGCTGTGACCAAGAAGAACCTGAACCTGTAAATATATACACCGCACCAGAGTTTGTGTCTGTTGTATCTTCATATGGTGCTGATACTGCTATTGTATCACCGTCTTTATTTATTGCAACAGTAGACCCAAACTGATCGCCACTGCCTTTGTTGCTTGCCTCAATTGTTGTCGCCTCCGACCAGCTAGACCCTGATCTTGTCCAAATTAGAGCTTTTCCTGTGTCGTTGTTCTCAAAGTATTTACCTATGACCAAGGTATTACCATTTCCTGACAATGATAAAGAGTTGCCTGACCTTGCGTTAATACTTTGATCTGGAGTAATAGTTGCCGTATTAGACCATGTATCTCCGCTACGAGTATATATATAGATACGCCCATAATTGTAACCTTGCGGTTCAGTGTATGCACCTATCGCAATAGTCTCTCCGTCTTCACTGATTGCGACACTGTTACCATAATTGCTGTTCCTCGCTCCGTAAAATGTCGTAGCAGCTGTGCCTGATGACAAAGCTGCACCGCCAGCACCTGCACGACCAAGAAGCAAAACAAGACTTGTGAAGCTCATGACATTGCGTCTCCCGCTAAGAAGCCATACCAATTTGCGCCGCCATCGTGCGTGATAAAGCCATAAACGTCAGTTTCACCACTTGCTGGTGCATCAGGAGCGGTGCCACCAGCCCAGTCAACAGATGAGGGCCATGTAAGGGAATGTGTGCCACCCGCATATATCTTTAATACAAAACCATATGCGTCATTCGTTGTAAGATTTACGCCTGAATAGCTAAAAGTAAATGTTGTACTCCCAGACGTTGAAAGCGTGAAAAAGTTCCCCTCGTCACAATCAACCGTTGGAGACGTGCCAGACAAAGAAACTAAAGTTTCAAGATAACAAGTAGCTTGCAATTCTTCCGTTAGCTTTACGTTTCCACTGCTATTTGCAGTTACAACCTTTGAGGCCTGTGATGTCCCCAGAGTTGATATATCAAGATAATTTATCTCTGTAGTCGTTGCAGTTACACCATCCATCTTATTTAACTCAGCGGCAGACGCCGTGACACTAAGATCGGAAAGACTTGATACACTGCCCTTACTATTTAGCTGCGTTTGAATGTTTGATGTTACGCCATCGACATAGTTTAATTCTGTTGAAGTGGCTGTCACTCCAAGATCAGAAAGCGACGAGACTGTGCCTTTAGCATTCAGCTGCGTTTGTATGGAAGACGTAACACCGCTGACATACCCAAACTCAGCAGCTGTAACGCCGCCGAGCAAGGTGTCTAAGCTGTCCCAGTTGCCGTTAAGGTAGCCGCCCCACGCGTCTTCATCACCGCCGACTGCTGGCTTATTCCAAGAATAGTTTGTCGTTGTCGTAGGCATTACGCGGCCCTCTCTAAGTAATCTGCCTCGACCCATGTATTACTTGGGTTTGGCGATGCTGTCCATTCTGTTGTCGGTTCATCTGCGTCAAGCCACTTATAACGAGACAGAACATTTACTGTCAGGCTTAAATTGTCTGTCGCAGACATTAGTCTAACGCGATTATAGCTTATATTTACGCTAGATGATAGTGCCACGTCTGCACGGCCAACAACGTCAATAACTCCGTTAGACGTGGTAGTAGATGTCAGGGTAACATTTGACGCCGCATCTGCAATCCGCTGGCCAGAACTTGCCACGTTGCAAACAAGGTTAATGGCCGCAGCGCCTTCCTCGACACTGTAATTTTCGCCATAGATGTAAGAGCCGTAAGTGTTTAAGCCGTAACCCGGTCTAAAGCCGGGGACTTCTGGATACTCAACCGCGACCGCTACTATAATGCCTTGGCAAACTATATTAGCCGCAGCGGTTCTAACCTTAATAGACGCAGCCGATGCAGATGATGTGCAAGCTGTAGAAGCTGCACCACCAATAACTCTATTACCGCTCGCACTAACGCTAACCGCACACGCCGCGCTTGATGCGCCTATTCTGACTTGCTGCAATAGAGCGGATGCTGCGCAAGCTATTGACGCAGTTGATGCAGCGTTGCGGACGTTAACGGCCTCAGCCGATACCGCACAAATTAATGATGCACTAGCTGACGCGTCAACTATAGAGCCGGATAAACCATAAATATCCTGACCATAAAAAGCATCACCGTAGTTTGCGCGGTAGATGGTCATTAGGCTAACGTAATGTCCAGATCACCTGTTGGGATACGGAACACATCACCATCATTGATTGCTTTAGCTACAGTCAGAGCGCTATGGACAATCATGTCGCCGCTGCTTGATGCAGTCATAACCGCCATGTGCGTAATTGTACCCCAGTTCCCGCCATTTGCGGCTGGAAACTCTACCGCCGCTGAATTGGTTGCGAGGTCGTTTGACACGTTAAAGCTGACCGCTGTTCTTGCGTAGCCGTTCCCAGACACCTCATTGGCTGTTGAGCCGCTGTCCGTTGGGTCGGCTGTAAAAAGTCCAACATACCAAGCGGTCGGGCGCGTTACGCTGGCCGCAGTGAACACATAGTTCAAAACGTGTGTTTCGTAAGTGTTAGTAAATGACATGGATTTCTCCGATTAGATATATCTGGCGCGATCATACACCATTGTGAATTTAATAGCCAGACGTCCGCATACGGAGGCCAGAGCCGGCGGATCTTGTTTCGTCAGACGACTTTTGCAGCGACTGTATTGCGTTCGAGTATAGCGACGCCCACACCTGCGTCCGAACGTCATCGTTCAAATACGGGGCAGACTGCACAAGTGCGCCATACAGATAAACATCTGGCGCGTCCTGCAACAGCCAGTTGTATGAGTTAGTGGCGCTCAGCGCCGGCGTCTTGCCGAAATACATCAGCTGCATCTGGTACTCGGTGTCTGGCGTTGGGAACACCTCGATCTCGTGTCCGACATTGGCGTAGAGGCGAGGCCGGCCGCTTTGGTCGTTGTTCTGCTGGCGCAGCTGGGCTAAGTCGTCAATTGACGTCGCCTCGATGCGGAACGTGTTGCCAGACGTGATTGTGAAGCGCATTGTTTGCACCCAGTCTTCCGGCACTTGCACATAGCGGCTGTCTAGCGTGGCGTCGGCGCGCTGCACCATCTTATAGTGCCGCAGGTCACGGTCGATGCTGCTTTCAGCCAGCGCAATAAAATCCGGTATGACCGCCGTCAGGTCGTCTCTGTTTAGCCAGTTGGCAATAGATGCCTTGAGCTCGTCATACGTTGTGATCGCCATTACAGTGTACCTTCTCGCGTGCGAAACGCCTGATTTTCCGACTGGTTGAGCCACTTGCGCAGCGCCTTGGGATCGTCAGCGATCCCCTGCCTCTTCAGCTCATAATACACGGAAAGCGGGATGGAGGCCACCTTGGCATGTTCTCCGAATTTTCCCGACACGTCGTTATACGAGCGCTTGTTTGCTTCGATGATCTTTGTGCTGTCCTGCACGGTCTCAATGACATATTCGCCATTGGCCTTGACGTGCCAAAATTTCGTAATCCCTGTCGCCTCGTCGCGGCTAAAAAGTCTTTTCATCTTACCCTCCAGAGTAATGGGGCGACCGAAGCCGCCCCACCATATTTACGATACGTTCAAGTCAGCGATCAGGCCGTGAGCCTTTTCGTTGGATACCTTGAGGCCGGTTTCGCAGATGAGCATTGATTTTTCTGCGTCCCCGGTGCGGGCAAGATCCACTTTTTGGATCGGACGCAGAGTTGCGATTGACGCGTACTCAGTGTCTAGGCACCATGCGTCCCGTTCCCGAGAAAACCTATTAGGAACAACGGTTAAGGCGCCAAAATCTGACAGATAAACGTCAGCTGCACCGATGATGGTTGTTGGGCCATCAGATGGTGCTTGGTAGCGCTGAGCCGCAATACCAGCAAAGCCGGACACGACTGTTTTGTTGTACGGGCCGACCATCAACATGGATGGGTTGCCGCCTTCTGTGTATGCCTTCTGCATCACGTCTTTGAGCATGGCTTCTGTGAAGTCACGCTGCGTGCCGTCGTTGCGGGCGTCGGAGCCGTCTGCCGCAGTCGGGTTGGTACCGTCTCCAGCTTTGTTGACGTTGGTTGCAACCCACGCACCCAAACCGGCAGTTACGCGACCAGCGGAAGCTGAACCGGCGGAACGGGCTGTATTGCCTGTGTAGATTGTTTCTAAGTCTCTTTTGATTTCCTTGCCGCGCTTGGCGAGCTGATATGCAACCTCATCGTTGCGGCCAGCCAAGTCTTGGAAGCCGAGGTTGTCAGCAATAATCATGCTGCGACGACGGATCTGCGTGTAGTTACCCACGCGGACTGTGGCAGTAGTGGCGTCGAACGATGTAACATCGTCTCCGTCTATAATTGGTGAGACGTCAACAGACGACAAATCATCCAATTGCCACTCAAAAAATGTGTTCGACACATTTTCGGAGCCGACGTTGGATGTGAAGGGTGTCTCCTCGGGGGCTATGTTACTGATAACATTGGCTAATTCTTCTCGGATACCCTTGGCGTCAAAAGACGTAAAGGTGTTTGCAATGATAGTCATAGTTTATGCTCCTATAGCAAGGCTTTAATTGCGGCCGCGGCGTCGTTGACGCGACCAGTTTTTCGTGCGCGGTTCTGCGCTTCCTGTGCTGCTGAGGTGCGTTTAGGCTGTGACGCTCTGGAACCCGATTTCAATGTCTTGGCGCGCGACTTCTTAGGCTTAGCTTTAACCTCGTTTGCCCGCGTTTCTCCACGATCATATAACATCGCTTTCCTCGCTAATTTCACAAGCGTTGCATTTGACATCCCGCTAACGTCCTGCTCGCTGAAACCTTCGCCGAGCAGGAAGTCCCTAATCTGGGTTGCTTCCGTGGCTGCGACTTTGCTGTCACGCCACTCGGGTATGATGTCAGGCAAGATATGACGCTGCTGCTCCAAATACGATTGCTGCATCTGCTCTTGCTTTTGCGCTGCAATCTGCTGCATTCTTTGCTGCTCAGCTTGGACGGCCTGAAGTTGCGCGGTGCGCCCCTCCTGTTCCTTCCGCCACTGACGTTCCGCCTTCGCTGCCATTACGGGGTCTGTGTCATACAGAGTGTCCCAGTCCGGCTCCTGTTCCGCTGCCTGTTGGATGCGCTCTGCCATTGCCGGCAGTAGTTGCGCATATTCAGCACGCTCACGCTCAATCTCCTGATACTGCGCTTCCATAGCCTTTCGGTTTTCGGCGAGCTCCTGAGTTTTGCGTGTGTAGTCCTTCTGCCGGAGGTGTCCGCTGCGCAGCTCCTCAATGGTTATCTCTTCGCCATCGACCTCAATGGTCGTGGACAAATCAAGAGATCCATATTGGTCGCCGTCATCGTCGCCTTCGTCGTCCAGATCGCTTTCAGACCCCTCAACGGCAGAGTTATCAGCTTGCGCCTCATACTCGTCCTCTTGGCCATCCGGCATTTCGGCTTCGTCCACTTGCGCGGCTTCTGCCTCAAGCGCATCGTCCGTCGTCACGTTATCCTCTTGGGGCGTGAGCATACTTCTGATTGCATTCTGAGCGCTGTACAGGTCAGTCCCTTGCGGGGTGCTGTTGTCTGACATCTCTTTCTTCCTCTATTATGCTACTTTTTGAGCTTCATTTCAATAGTAGCGTTATCAACCATGCTGCGCAGCGACTGGCGAACCATGTCAATTCCGCGCAACTTCATGTAAACAGCCTCGCGGCCGTCGGTGTCACTGGGGCCAGTTGCCTTAAACTGCGTCCAGCAATCCGCCTCGGCTTCCTCAAGAAACCGAAGCAAATCTGTGTCAGCGAGCAGGCGCTCCGCCTGCTTGCCGTCCGTGATGACCTGCTGCTTAGTCTTCACGCGTCGCCTCCGTGATTATGTCAGCCTGAGCCTTCATCACTTCGCGGTTGATCGCCATGTCGGCCCGGATCTGGGCGACGTCAAGCTGCGTGCCGTACTTCGCCTTCAGCTCCTCCGCCTTGACGCGGATGTCGGCCTCGAGCTCGTCGCGCTTGCGGTCGTCTTCCATCATCATCTGCTCGCGCTTCAGCTGAAGGTCTGCCGCCTTCTTCTGCATGTCAGCCTGTATCTGTTGGATCTGAACCTGTATCAGCTGCTCGTTAATGTCTGGCTTGTTGTCTGGCGGTGGCGGCTGGAATTTCGCAGGATCGCTCCAGAATTGCGACGTGTCCTTGAAGCCAGCCAGCGACGTCATCTCCTTGAGCGTGTTGCTCAGCTTGGCGATGTCGGTCAGCGGGTTATTCGGACCCATCGTCGACATGGCTTCCTTCTGCATTTCGCCGATCTGGCGCAGCATCATCATCCGCTCAGTGTCAGTTCCGCGGCCGAGGGCTACGTTGACAGAGACATCCATGTTGGCGTCCCAGACCCTCGGGTCGATTTCGATGAAGTCGTTGTTCAGGCGGATCATCCGCGCCTTATCTTGATGCGTCGTGATGTTGTGCAGGACAAGCTCGTACAGGCGCTTAATGCCGGTTTCAGCGAATACTCTAGCAATCATTTCGATGTGCTGCTGTGCGGCGCTCACAGTGGCTGCCACGGCCGTTGCAGTGCTAGACTGTAGGGCGCCGGCGTCTAAACCCATAGACGCCTTGGAAATGCCTGTGCGTGCCTCCTTGACCTCGTCCATGTAGTTTAGGACTGGGAATGCCTGCTGACCTACAAACGGCACGGTGAGCTGCTGGACCGAGCCCGGAGCGCGCTGGCGGACGATTGATCCGACCTCTACATTCATAGCATCGTCCATGTTCACCATGCCTTCGACAACAGCAATTCTCGGGTGAATACTGAGGCTTAGGCTGTCCAAGGAGTTGCGCATGACGACTGACTTGATGCGCTGGATGTCGGCCACAGCGTCAAAAATGCTGAGACCGAAAAAGTCGTGCGGCTCGGGATCTGGGCATAGTGTGGCGAAGGGCGCCATGTCGCACGGCTCGTTGTTCAGTATGACGTTGCCATCTCCGCCGGTGCAGATCTTGCGCAGCTCGGCGATGCCGTCTCCGTCGTAGTCTACGCGAATGTAGTTTTCGACGTAGAGAACCTTGCGCATCGCTGGGTCTTGGCGCGAATTCATGTCGTTTGACAATGCCGGGTTGCGCGTGTTGCGCTCGACGTTGGTGTCCATGTCGTCGTGGGTCGATGACAGGTTGTAGACCTCGTCGTAGTCGTAGCCCATAGATACAAGCTCAGAGACAGTCACGATGCGGCGGTGCGCAACGTAGTCGGCTTCCTCAACGGATTTAGCCTCGCGGGAGATCAGGAACTCCTCCGGCGGTAGAGCCTCCACCTTCACGCGGCCGTCTGGCCGGGTGTAGGTGACGCGCAGGTCGTGTGACATGGGCGGCATGATGATCTGGCCAGTAGTAGGGTCGATCTGCGGCTCGCCCACCGGCGTGCTCACGGTAATGTCAACCTCGGCGGCTGGGTCAGCCATGAGCGCAGCCAGAGCGGTGTCATCGACGCCGGTGTATTCGATTGTGTCAAACTCGGTCTTGTCTTCCCAGTAACACTTGAGGATGCCGACCTTGCGCACCAGCGCGTCCATAAATGCGCTGTGCATCTCCATGAAGCCGCGGTTGTCGCGGTTGATAATGAAGTTGGCGTATTCTGTGGCCTGCTTTGCCGCCGGCACGTCCTCCGCGTTTTGCGGGACGTATTCGACGGTGCGGTCGGACCCGTTGAATATGCGCATCAGGGACGGCATGATCGCCTGTACGGTATCCCGTACGTCCATGCTGACCACTTGGCTGCGACCCTCTTCCTCGTCACCAAACGGCTCACCCCGGTAGTATTGCGTCGCGGTGGCGCGGATCGGGGAGACCCAGTTGTCGATGAAGTCTATGGCGTCGTCGATCTCGTTGCCGACGATGCCTTGCAGCTCCTGATCGTCCATGACGTCCGGGTTCAGTTCAGCCTCGAGCTCGGAGGCCATTTCGTTTATCTCATAGTCCATCTTGTGGCCCTTCTTGCAACGCGGTTGCGGTTGTGTTAACATACGTTATTCCACGGGAGGAAAACGTAATGGAATTTGAATTCACACCCGAGTTAATTCGGGAGATGGTTGTACTCAAGGCTAAGGCTCTTGGCGTGAACGATAGCGGCCTTGACGAAATGGACGAAATGATATGCGCATTAGTTGGCATTGATGACCCAGACCCCCTTATCTACCCGACCTAGAAACGTAGTTTAGAATTCCCTCGAGAATATCTGGACGAAGCCTCTGAACCGGCATTATCGTTTTAATGGCGTGAGTTTTGTGGGCCTCGTTTAGCGGCTTGCCTGCCTTCGTAACACCGCCCTCCATTGGGTCGTACACGTCCCGGAATATGAGCCCTTGCGGCACAGGAGGAAGCGACCCAAAGTAATCTCCTGTGATTTGCGTGTTGTAAGTCGAGTGCGGGACGCTTTGACCCGGAGTATTACTTGACTTTGGCGAAGAGTTTTTACGCAGTATCGGCGACAACTCGTCCAACTTACTCACCCCTAGACCAAACATGCCCGCCGACATGTCAACCTGTGTGGGATCGGTAACGCTAAGCCGCGCTTTTGCTGGGCTTGGAAGGCCGGCCGCCTGCATGGGCGCAGTGTCCATCAGCCTTATAAACATTTTACGATTTGGGGAGCTGGTGCTCACTGCCCACTCGGTCAGGTCTGGAGAATTCAATCCGACAAAGTTTGGATCAAACGCCTTCATGGCTCTGTCAAACTCTTTGGCCGTCTTCTTTGTAAACTTGGAGCCCTTAACAAGCTCAGCCATAGCGGCGCCAGTCATCGTCGCAAAATCATTTGCATTCGGGGCCATAGACCCGGTCATGCCGTAAATATCTTCTCCTTCGCTGAGCAGCCTCGCGCTATCAGCCTCATCCGCGATGCGCTTGATGATGTTACTGTTGGACGCCCACACAGCGCGATCTTGCTGAGCCGCTGGCCCTCGCATGAAGTCGACCCCGCCTTCAGTGTAAACTGGGTTCGCAAAGGTGACGCCATCAACACCTTTTACAAGACGCCCTCGGCTCGTCCTGTCGCCATAAAGTGGCAAGATTAACTTATTCTCCATCTCTTCCCAGCTACGCGGGACGCGAGATAAGTTCTCTCCGAGATCTACGCTGTCAACTTCAACATTTGACAGGTAATCGTCCATCTTTGTGTCTTGGTAGAAATACGGGTCCAAGTCGCGTTTATTGGGACCACGCGCAGCGCTCAGGCTTTCACCCTCGCCACCACGCTGGAAAGCCTCGATGAGGCCGCGCGGATCTCCCTGCGCAATTGACCGTCCGGCGTATGTCGCGTCCGCCGCGAGGCCGTCAATGTCTACATCGCCAGCAGCTTTTGCGCCTGTTCTCAATGCCTTAGCTCCGGGGATCGCCATCGCAGCGGTTGACGCAAGGTCAGCGTACCGCGCGTCGTTGGCCATCTTGAGCTGATCGGGCGTCGCGGTGGAGAGCGTCACGCCCTCCGGCAGGTAGTCCACCGCCGTATTCGTCAGCGCGCGCTGCACGGTGCCGGCGGTGTCACTTACGACGCCCCGCACGGTGCCGATTGGGTCGGTGGCCATAGACTGGATGCCGCCAATCATGCTCTCGCCGATTGCCTTGTTGACTGCCAGCGGATCTTCTTGGACAGCGCGCAGAAGGCCGGCGCCGCCCTCACCTGTCACGCGGGCCATGCCGAATAGGTCTCTGAGTGGGCCGCGTAGGCCCGGTGGGATGTATTGCTCGTAACCTGCCATTAGCCGAGTAGACCTTTCGGGCGCTCTTGCGGCCTTACGCTTCCGGGGCGCAGGCGCGGCGTGGGTGACACTGTGATGCCGTAGTTGTCGCCGGTCGACTGGTTGTAATACTGGCGCACGTTGCCAATGTAATTTTGCGTCTCTTCCGGCAGGTTGTAATACTTGCCATCAGCGTCGAGCATGCGTCCGGGGCCGGCGTTATAGGCGCCCACAGCCTTGTCGATGTCGCCATCGAAGCGCTTAATCATGGCGCGCATGTACGCCTCGGCGTAAGCACGGTTGACCTCGGGTATGTCGAGCAAGTCTTTTGCGGACTGCTCGCTGCGATCAAATTTCTGGCCAAACATGCCTTCGGCGATGTCGAATACGCTTTTGGCACCGTACTCCTCATATCCGGGCTTCATAGCGGCTTTCGGCACTACCTGCATGGGGCCGCGCGCCCCGCTTTCCGGGTTGACCAATGGAAGCGGCTTTGTTGTCTCGTTTGGGTCGTCGCGGTTTACGCTGCTTTCCTGACGTCGGATGGCGTCGAGCAGAGACATAAAGTTAAGATCATTATCTGGCATTAGTTACTGCCTCCCTGCGTCTTCAAGTATTCCTCGAAAATTGCCCTCATGCGAACAGGATCATTTCTATACTTGTCGAAGGCTGGAAGGCTCCCGACCTCCTCCATAAACGCGTCAAATTCGCCTCCGGGCATGTATCTCGGATCGCTGGGGTTGCCGGTGAAAGCCTCGAGTTGAGTATCCCCGCTGGGGTTGCCGGTGAAAACCTCGAGCTGAATGTCGTTGTTGCCGTTGTCTGGCGCGAAGTCGAATGAGCTCATTTCGGTGCGA